GCCTGTCCAAGAGCCCCGAGGCCTTGGCCAGCAACCGCAGCACCTGAACCTTGTCGAAGAGCTCGATCTCAAGCGTCTGCTGCCCGTCCTTGCCCTTCGTCACCCTCACGTTCTTGATCGCCTGCAGCGCATGCTCCGGGATCCGACTGGCACCCTTGAACCTCACCGTCCCGTCATCATCCCAGTCCATGATGTCCGTGATCTTCGTCTTCGCCATGCAGAGCAACAGATACGCCACCGCCTCCCGGTTCTCAACGATCGTGGCTGACCTCTCGAGCCTGCGCTGGACGGATCTGATACCACCCCACCCATCCAGACTCGGTATCGTCGCGCTGAACTTCTGCTTACCCGTAGGCATCACTCCACTCCTCAAAACGGGATCTCTTCGTCCTGCTGACCCTGATACCCATTGCTCTTGGCCTGCTCATGCGCCGACTGCCCAGCCTGCTGCACCCGATCACCCAGCGCCAGGCTGATCCACTTCTCACCCGCACTCGTCTCCTTCGTCCACCCACTCACCCAATACACACTCCCGTCCGGCAGCATCAACCGTCCCTTCAGATTCGGATGCCGCTCACTCGTCTTCTTGTCGTTCTTGAACAGACTGCCCTGCCCAGGTCTCATCTCGTATGCCATCGTCATCACCTTTCTATGGTTAGGAAAACTTGAGGAAAATTTTGGGGCCAAATACCCAGGGAAAATTTTAGAGAGGCCCCCACTCGCTACCGGTGAGGGGGAGGGGGCAAGGGTCTACGCGTGACGCGCCCGCATGACGCGCCCCACGCGCACGCCTAGCCGTATGACACCGGGCCTCGCCTCCCGCCAGCACCCGACACGGCCCTTCCTGTCCAATTCCCATACGTTCGTTTGAGTTTTGTACGGAGCCCGTAGAAAGGCCTACAACGCGCTGGAAGGGTGCCAGGCTATGTCCGGTCATCCTTGCCCCCGGTCGTGCGCTGTGGGCGATCCTGGCGCGTTCTGGGCGGTGTCATACACGCCGTCGACGATGCGGTCGGCGTTCAGGTTGATGACCGACTCGAGCAGCGAGGCCAGGCGAGGCGGCGGCAGACCCTCGGCCTTGTGCCGGTCGAGCACCTCGTCGATCAACGCGCCAATCCGATCAACGTGAACATATTGATCGACAACTTGCATCAAACCTTCACACTCCTTGTCTACCTGATACCCCCTAGTCTTTAGACTGATTGCACAACCCTTGAGTTGTACCTGTTCAGCCTCTTTGCATTGCGCACTCTTAAGTGCATTTTGGGAGCCCTTCTTGAGCCCTTGTCGAATCCGCTTGGTTGCGATGGTTTCGCCGTTTGCTGGCATGGTGTAGCTCCTGGTTGATGTTGCGCCGGTGGCCGGCTTGATGGCCCCTGCGAGCATCTTGGCGATGAGCTCGCGTTGCTTGGCCGGTGGGATTGACTGCATCTCTTGCTCCGCTTTGACGATGAAAGGTGGACGGCAGTCCTCGTGCGTGCTGGCGATCGAGATCGCGTCCTGGGTGTTGATCGACGGGTCGTAGATGATCCGCACGGTGTCGGCTGAGACGCCCTTCCAACCCTTGCGGATGACCTGGACGTACCCGGCCTTCTTCAGCTGCTGCATGTGCCGGCTGATGACCTGCTCGCGCTGGCCGGTCATGCTGGCGATCCGCTTCTGGCTGACCCATGTGATGCCAGCCCTGTTGCACCAGGTCGCCAGCTTGCCCAGCGTCCTGATCGCGCCATCACAGACTCTCCGGTCAAGCAGGGCCGCAACCGGGATCGGTGCGAGCGGCGACCGCCTGCGCTCCGGTTGCTTCTGCTTGATCATCGGCGGCCGCTTGGGCACGCGAACCTCAGTCATCCCCGTCCTCGAGCCAGCCCGCACCCATGCCACGCGGCATCGGAGCCCATGCAATCACCCGCGGCCGGTCGATCGGGCTGCCTGCGCCCGCATCACGCCAGAGACGGCGCTCCCGGTCATACCAGCCGATCCAGACCTCAACCGGGTGGTCGAGCTCCACCAGCACCGTCTCATCGTCTGCCGGCAAGTGCTGCCGCGCCTTGCGCCACAGAATGAGCTCCTGCATCACTGGTCTGGCCATTGCGCTCCTTCCACAGTTTCAGCATCACCGCCCGCAGCTGCTCCGCTGCACGCTCCCCACGCACCCGCTGCACCTCGAGCAGGTAGCGTCGCTTCGTCCACCGTTTCGATCTCGGGCCAACACTGTCGGGCAGCCGCATGGCCCAGGTCGCTTCGCAGAAGAGCCGGTACTGCTCGCTGTGGCTGCCCACCTGGCGGCCGTCCGGCAAAGTCACCAGCCTCGCGTTGTCGTGTACGTTCCCGCAGCCCATGCATGCAAGTGCCGCATTGCCACCTTCGATGCCTTCCACCGTTCAACACCCTCCAGACGCCACCCTCGACCGGGTTGCGCTGCTGACAGTTACTGCACCACCGCGGGCTGTCGCTCACTCGAGTACCTCGTGCATGTAGACCTCGACGCCAGGCTCGGTCGAGTACGCCTTGCTGACCGTCAGCCTGGCGACCTGTTTGTCGTCGATGTAGGCAATGCCGTTGCAAGCGTCCAGGACGGCCTTGGCGACGTTGTCGAGATCCGGCTTGCCCGGCACCGCCTCGCCGTTCAATGCGGCCACCTGGCGCTTCACAGCCCAGCTGACAGGCACACCGACCCGGATGTTGATCCGCACCGCCATCGGGTGCTCTGACGGCTGCCAGGTACCCATCGCTGACCTGCAGGCCTCGCCCACCAGGCGCTCCCAGGCCACGGTCTTTGCCGGCGTGTACATCCGCGGCCGCCCGCCGATCGTGCTCACTCGAGGCCGGCCCTTGCCGACAGCCTGGCCCTCGACCGTGAAGTAGACCGCCAGGCTCATAGCGGCAGCCTGATGACGTGGCAGGAGTGGTGCAGCGAGCTCTCGCGCCGCTCACCATCGCGCAGCACTACATGCCGGGTGCCGCTGGGCGTGAAAGGCTCCCGCCGCACGAACGTGAAGACCTCCCGCGTGCGCTTCAGGATGAACCGGTCACCCGGCTGCAGGTTGCGCACCCGCTTGCTGGCAACCAGGCCGCTCACCGCCTGCCGCCCAGCATCCGGTCGATGCGATCTCGCACGTCGCTGTAGCGCGGCTGCAGGTGCTCCCGGATCAGCGCGTCGATCAGACTGGCCTTGCTGCGCCGCTGGTCTGTCGCTGCTCTGTCGAGTAGCTCATAGGTGGCCGGCCGCAGCCGCACCAGGAAAGCCTTGTTCTGTTCGCTCATGTTCCCCTCATCTGGAATCGCAACGATACCAGTGACTTGGGAACTGGACTAGCCTGAAGTCAAGGACTTGCGTTAGGGTTTCCCCTAGTTTCTCAGTACCGTTTGGGTTGTTGACAGGCCAAAAAGACCGGCGTAGAGTTCCGGTCATGCGCTACCGCAACGGTATCGCTCAACCACCGAGAAACAGGAGTTGAACCATGAACAGCATCAAGACCGTCAAGATCTCCCGCTACTCATCAGTGATGCTCGCGAAGCACGCGATGTCCACTGAGCACCTCAGTGACGATGAGTGCGTCCGTGCGGTGACCGCGTTCAGCAGCGTCGCCGACATGATGGACACGCAAGCGCACTACAGCATCAAGTTCAACATCAGCCGCTCGATCACGCCGTCAGGCGCAGCGGTTATGTGCCGCGTGGCCGACATCTTCAACCGGCAGGCTGAAGCCGCTGGCCAGGCCCGTCGTGCGGTGTTCTTCTGATCATGCGCACCGCTGCCTTCATCGCCCTGGCGGCCGGCTTCGGTGCCGCCGCCGCAACCGGCTCACCCTGGGTGTTGCTGCCCGTTCTGCTGCTCGCCCCGTTCGTCATTCGTTGATCCCAGAAAGAGGACGCCATGACCAAGTTCGTTGCTTACTTCCGCGTGTCCACCGAGCGCCAGGGCCAGTCCGGCCTTGGCCTCGAGGCCCAGCAAGCAGCTGTGAAACAATACGCCGACTCAATCATTCACAGTTTCACTGAGATCGAGTCAGGCAAACACGATGACCGGCCCCAGCTGCAGGCCGCTATCGCAATGTGCAAGCGCAGTGGCGCTGCCCTGCTGATCGCTAAGATCGACCGCCTCTCACGCCAGGCTGCGTTCCTGCTGACGCTCCGCGACTCTGGTGTACAGATTGTGGCCGCCGACATGCCGCACGCCGGCACCCTCGAGTTCGGCATCCGCGCCGTCGTCGCCCAGCATGAGCGCGAGGAGATCAGCCGCCGCACCAAGGCCGCCCTGCAGGCCGCCAAGGCCCGCGGCGTGCGCCTGGGCTGCCCTACCCCCAGCATCGGCAGCGCAATCGGCGTGGCGGCCATCCAGGCCCGCGCTGACGCCTTTGCCGAGCGCCTGGCACCGGTCATCGCCGACATCAAGCGAGCCGGCTGCAGCACCCTGCGCGAGATTGCCGCCGCACTGCAAGCCCGCGGTGTAGCGACTCCCCGTGGCGGCACCACCTGGTCGCCGTCTCAAGTGTCCAACCTGCTTGCCAAACTGGAGACCGTCCATGCGTGAATCAACACCGCTGTCGAAGGTGCCGATCGGCACCCGCTGGGAGCCCCGCCCTCGCTCATCGATCACCGATGAGGAACTCTTCATCCAGGCCCACCTGCTCGCCAAACCTGCCCGCAACGGCGGCCGGATCGCCTGGGCGATTGCTTGGGTCACGGCCATTGCTGCGTACCTGGTCTTTGCGTTCACGCTGTAGGAGGCCGCCATGCAACAGACCACCACCGGGCGCGAGCTCCGCGAGCAACAGCTTGCGCTCTTCAGTGTCTCGCACGCTGATCTCCTGGAACGCTGCCGGCAACAAGCCGTAACGATCGCCCGCAAGCGAGGGATCGTCAGCATCAACGACATCCGGGCCAGCATCGATCTGCCGCCCGGCATCCACCCGTCAGTCCTGGGAGCGGTGTTCCGCTGCTCCCTGTTCCGCGCCATCGGCTACACCGAGGCGCTTCACCCCGCGGCTCACGCTCGAGTGATCCGCGTCTACGCCCTGAAGGAGACCTCCGATGGTCAGTAAAGTCACTCCGAATACGATGATGTCAGCCAGCCGGCTGCCGGCACTCATGGGTCTGTCGAAGTATCGCAGCCCCAACGATGAGCTCACCGCCACGATCAGCGCCCTGCGCGGCGAAGACTGGCCCGACATCGGCAACGAAGCGATGGCCTGGGGCAACCAGCTGGAGCCCATCATCCTGCGCGAGGCTGCCCGCCGGCTCGAGCTCACCGACCTGATCACCGAGCACCCGGAGCCGTTCTTCCACCGCGACTTCCCGCTGGCCTGCAGTCTGGACGGCAGCGCCGATGGCCGCGGACAAGTGCTGCACACTGATCCGGACGCCGGGATCTACGTCGTCGGCCAGGACAGCATCCAGCTTGACGGCCTGGGCGTGCTCGAGGCCAAGCTCACCAGC